GTCCTACCCCTTACATGGACTGAAGACGCCCCACAGGTGCCTTGTCGGGGCTGGAATGTCCCTTCGGCTGGGTGGACTCGGTGGCGGTCACGGGGGCGTGTTCCCAGCGGAGGACGCCTTCCTCCTGGCTGTGCTGTAGGTAGATGAAGCCGGACTTGGCGCGGTTGCCGTCCAGATCTGTCAGGCCGCAACGGGAGGCGCGCTTGGAGAAGCCGAACTTGTACCGGGCGGGCTCGCCCTTGGTTCGGTACAAAAACCCCGCGTCTCTTGCAAAATTAGTCCACTCAGCTGAACCGGCGCCTAGGTAGGCAAGCTGAGACGGGGTCATGCTGTCCAGGTCGTCGGCCGACTTCGGCTTGGTCGTGTGGTGCATGTAGATCATGGCGGCCTTAGTTCGCTTCAGGACGGGGTCGACTTGCGTGCGCAGCCAATCGGTCGTCAGGGACTGGTCGGCGATGTCAAAGCCAGCGTAAGCCAGGAGCGGGTCGACCCAGACGACTTCGGCGCCGTGCTTAAGGATCAGGCTCTCGAGGAAGGCCGGGAAGGCCGTGCCCATGTGCTTAGTGTCGCGGACGATGGCGATGTTCTCCTTGAGCCGTGCCCGTTCGGTTTCGGTCATCTTGCACGTCGCGCCCTGCCAAGCCTCGGCGATGTCGCCGCCGTCGTTCTCGGCCTGAAGGATAAGCGTCCGCAGGGGACGCACGGGAGCGAGGCCGAAGACGTTCTGGCCTAGGGCCCACGACGTCGCGATCTGCATCATCAGGGACGACTTGCCCGTGCCGGAGAAGCCGACGATTGAGACAGCGTAGCCTTCGCAGAGCCAGCGCCTAGCCTTGCCGACGAGGACGGTCTTGTCTTCTAGCGGGTCGAAGTTGTCGAGGGCGTCGAGGTCGAACCATTCGCCGGTGTCCTTCTCGCGCTTGGCGGCCTTGCGCGTCTCGGCGAGTCGGGCATAATGGTCGAGCAGGACGTCGGGGTCGGTCGCGTTGGCGACGATCTCGGAGGCCTTGCGGAGCAGGGCGGCCTTGGCGATGAGGTCGACGTGCTCCTGACGATAGGCCGAAGCGCCGGCATCGCTGACCAGGAGCGAGACGGCGGCCGCGTCGATGGGCGAGCCGACCTCGCGGAGTTTCTGGGAGACTGTCAGCTCGTCGGCCGTGATGCCGTCGACGCCCAGGGAGAGGATTGCGCCGACGATGTCCTGATGGGCAGGCTCGAAGAAGTCGGAGGCCTTTAGGTCGGGCGGGAAGGGGAGGCCGTCGCGGAGAAGGACGCCGATGAGGTGGCGTTCCGCGGCGACGTTGTTCGGCGGGATCATGAGAAGAGAGGAGGGGAGGGATGGGGGCGTGGATGCCCTGCGTCAAATCTTTTAACGGAAGAGGGCCATGACGGCCGACTTGAGGTAGTAAGCGTTGCGATGTATGCCGATGATGCCGCGGCGCGTCTTGAAGTACTTGGGCTTGAGGCCTGCCCGGGCGATGCGGGAGCGGACGGAGACGTCGGAGAGTTTAAGCTGCACGGCGACTTCGACGATGCGAACCCAGCCCTTAGGTACGGTTTCCTCCTGGTGCTCGAAGACGCGCGTGGCGGCCTCGGCGATGGTGCGGTAGGGCGGGACGGGGCGGTAGACGTAGGCCATATGACATTGGCCTGTCTTCGCTTTGAACTGATGCGGCTGACGTTCCAGCAGGCCTCGCCGGTGAAGGTCGAGGGCACGGGAGGACGCGTTGCGCGTGTGGGCCATCCGCAGCTCTTCGCGGATCTGGTCGACGGTGAACCAGCCCTTAGGCGGCGGGATGTCGCGCTCGACTAGGGTCTCGGCGTGGTAGGTCGCTTGCTCCTTAACCAGGCGCAGGAAGTCTTTCGGGCGCATCAGATCAGCTCGTAGGCGGTTGAGCAGATGAACTTGCCCTGGAAGCGGTGGGCCGTCCAGACCTTGCAGTCGCCGGTCTTCTCGTCGATGACCCCATGGAGCCAGCCGTTGACCCACTTGGTGGTCGCGAGGCGCCGTAGGGCGTAATCGGCCTTCTGGATGTCCATGCAGCACATGCCCGAGACGCCGACGATGGAGGCCTCTAGATGCTCGATGGTACATAGGGCAAAGTCGTGGGTATGCCCGTGAATGACTACGTCGCCGGGTCGGCCTAGGGTTCGGGCGGTCTCGCGTGTGCCGGCCACGCCGGTCTTGAAGCCGTGCGTGCCGGTCAGCTTGCCGACGCGGAAGCGGTTCACGCCTTCGTCGGTCTTGCCCTTCACGGCGTAGCGATGGAACTCTCGGCATCCGATCTCCTGGAGCGTGTCGGTGTATGATTGGACGGCGTGCATAGCGTTCTCGCGTCGGTCTCCGTTGCGGGAGAGTACCTGTTCCTCCGCTCTGATGTCGTGGTTTCCTTGGAGGAAAATGGTCGGCTTGAGAACCTTGCGCAGGAAATAATTGCCGGCCTTTAGGTCTTCGGCGATGCCTTCTTCCTGCTCTTCGACGGTGGCTCCGCGACGCCAGGCGCCAAAGTCGAAGCAGTCGCCTAGGTGAATGCGGAGGCTTGGCTGCCACTTGCCGATGAATGAAGCAAGGGCGTCCTGTGTCTCGCCATCGACAAGATGGCCGTGATTGTCGCCAGCGGCGACCCAGCGGATGATGCTCATTTGCTTTGTAGGTGCGGGATGGGTTTGCCGGCGTCGTAGGCCGCGAGCATCTCGTCGCGGTGACGGCGGGCGGTCTCGAGGTCTTTGCCCAGGTTGTGAAGGATGTCGGTCTTGCGCCGACGGATGCGCAGCCACCAGCAGGCGCCTAGCTTCTGGAGGTGATGGTTCGGGTTGTCCTTCTTGATGTACGCGGGCTTGTCGTTACGCCCGGTGCGGGTGTACTTCGGGCAGGACGCGAGGAAGGCTAGGCGCTCGGGGTCGATGCCGATGCGCTTGCCCCAGGCGATGGTCTCGGGGTCTAGAGCTTCCATGTCCTCGCGATGTAGCGGCCCTCCTGCATGATCGTGTTGCGGGAGTTAGGGGCGAAGGTCAGTTCGAGGTCGAAGGCGTGCTTCTCGCGTATCTCGCAGATGCTGTCGAGCTCCTCCTGGTTGGCGGGGCCGACGCCGGCGGTGGCGACGTAGATCGTGCGCACGCGCCAGCCTAGGTCGTGCAGCGTCTCCTCGCAGACGGCGACCTCGTTGGCGTAGCGCAGATCGGAGCAGACGACGGTCTCGGGGGCGAGTTCGTCGGGCGACATGCGGATGGGGCAGAACTGCGCGAGGTTCTTCGCGAAGATGTCGACGTCGAGGGAGCGGGCGAGTTTGCCGGCGGCCACGAGGAAGTCGCGGTGTTTGACCTTAAACTCCTCGTTATGGAAGTTGCCCTCGAGGTTCAGGGACAGGAGGTAGTCGTTTGCGGCGTCCTTGAGGTAGTCGGCGAAGTTCGTCTTGCGGGACGGGCGCCGTGCCCATTCGAGGATGCCCGTGGCCAGGGTGTCCTTCCCCGCCCTTGCGAAGCCGGAGATCAGGACAAGGGTCGGGGCGGACATGGATGACATCAGTAGGGAACCTCGTCGGGGCCGGGAAGGTCGTTGACGACGGGCTTCTGGCTTCCCTTGGGATACGTCAGCTTATACTTGAATTGCTGTTTGCCGTTGTACTCGCCCGAGGGGGTGGCCTCTACGCCGATGAGGCACGTCTTGCCGCAGGCCGGGGTGATGTACTCGAGGAACTCGGCGGGCGTCGCGTCAAGGCGCAGCTCTTCGGTGAACTTGCCGGAGAACTTGCCGACGAGCATCGCGAGGGGCTTGCCCCACTTCGAGGAGAAGGACTTCGACAGGCAGTTGCCCTGGTCGTCGAGGAAGAAGAGGCGGCAGGAGACGGTGCCGTCTTCCCACTGCCTGATCTTGTCGAAGGCGGGCTTGATGAGTTTGAGTTTATACGTCCCCGCGGTCTCGATGGACTTGAGGGGCGGGCGGTCTTGGTTCGGGGTGCTCATGGTTTAGGCGAAGGTGATGGGGGCGGCGGTGGTCGTGGACTTCACGTCGATGACTTGGATTTCGTCCGAGTAGGCAGGCCAGACGCCGGACTCGACGCAGGCCTTGTAGGTCGTCAGCGCCTTCTCGAAGTCGGCGATTGCCCAGGACATCAGCTCGGGCCCGATCTCGCAGACGGCGGTGGCGAAGGGCGGCTCCTTCTCGACGAACAGGAAGCGGAAGCCGAGGGGGCGTTTGCCGGTCGCGAGCTCATAAACGAGGCGGTACCAGTAGGCCTGGAGGTTGTAGCGGTAGTTGCGGATGGCCTTGAGCATGCCCGCAGCGGACGCGTCGTCGGTGGTCTTGATGTCCCAGAGGTAGTCGCCGGCCACGCCGTCGATGGCGGCCTTGAGCGGGACGCCGTTGTAGTCGACGTGGTACATGACCTCGGTCGCGTCGAACTCGACGCCGAGGCGCTTCAGCGCGTGGCGCGCGGACGCGGCGACGAGGTGACCGACGGCTGACTCTTCAGCGTCGAGGATGGTCTTGCCGACATTGGCGGTCTGGAAGGCGGCCCAGGTCTCCTTGCCTTCCTTCGTGCGACGGTCGACCTCCGGGGCGGTCGCGTAGAGGTCGTTCAGCGTGTGAGGCTCGAGGATCGCGGAGTGAACGAAGGTGCCGAAGCGGAGGGCCTTCGTCTCTTCCTGGGGCGTGTTGATGTAGGCCTGGTAGTGCGCCGGCGAGGTCAGGAGGTGCTTGGCGGCGGACTGGTTCAGCGCCTGAAAGGCGCGGTATGTTTTGCGGTCGTGGATTTGTGGCATGGGAGGAAAGGTTCAGAGGTTCGCGTCGTCGTCGCTCGGGCCGTGCTCTTCGACGTGTGCCGATAGTAGGTTGCAGAGGTCGATTGCGTTGTCGGCGGCGAGGGCCACGCGGTCGAGCTGATTGCGGAGGACGCGTTCGTGGGCGATGACGGCCTTGATGCGGTCATACAGGGGCTTGATGTGATAGGCCTCCTCGATGTTCTCGACATCTAGCTGATCGAGTTCGGCTGCGGCCGCGTTGATCGCGTCGTGCATGCTTTGGAGGTCGTCAGATTGAATGCCCCGAGCGTCGTGAGACGCAGGGCGTAGGGCGGCGACTTCGCCGGCTAACTGGCCGAGGATGTTCCTCAGGTATTCGCGGTTGGTCATTTGGTGAAGGTAATCTCCTTTAGTTCGCCCGTCGGTGCTAGGGTAAAGAAGCGGACGACGGAGCGGGAAAGGGACGGGTAGGTCTTGCGCTTCCAGGCGTTCAGGTCGGAGAGGAAGTCGGCGTGCTTGCGGGCGGTCATCTCGACGTAGGGGAAGCCGTCCAGCAGGAGGAGGAGGGCGAACTGACGCGGCACGGTCGCCGCGATCCGTTCGATGCCCTTGGGGATGTCAGCCATGGTTCCGGGCTTCCTGCCATTCCTCGATAGCGTCGATGAGCTCGTCGGCGTGTATGCGCTGCGCGTGGCGGACGCAGTACCAGAGCTGGTCGCCGGCCTCGCGCATGCCCTCGAGACGCTCTTCGAGCTGCTTGATGCGGGCGTCCTTGGCCGCGAGGAGGTTCTGGCCGTGCAAGGCCCCCATGGCGGCGGAGATGGGGT